CCTGCAACGCCCGCAGGATGTTCGCTCTAGTTGGCACGCTGTAGGTCATCACGTTGGCGCACGCTTCGCTTCGTTTCTTCCAGTCTGCAAAACCCATATCCGTGTCTCCTTATCAACCAGCGCCTTCTAACCCGTCAATCAACCCGGACGCCTATCGGCGCCGGTTATTTCTGCGTTATGCACCATGCTCAAGCAGCAGCTTCATTTCGTCCAACTTGAGCGCGTCGTCCATGTTGGTGAATGTGCGCCCGTGCAGCTTGCTGTATGCCCATCGCACCAACTCTTGCAGCCGTTCTATTTCGGCAGCGCACTCCCCGTGAATATCGCCGTCAGGCTGTTCATCAAACATCGCAGTTCCTTCCATCGTTGTGTGTTGCATAACTGTGCCTTCAACTCGGACGCCTTCGGCGCCGGTTAAGGCGGCGTTGGGCACATCGTCCCAGTCGTCGCATGGCGGCGGCGGGTTCATTCCGTGGCGGCAGTTGGCCACACAGTCGGCGTGCCCCGGCCCTCCCGGCTCGCCGTAGTCGTACTCGCCAGTCTTGATGTCCGCGTACACCGGCTGCGAGCAGTCGCCCCATTCAAGCGGGCAGGCTCTGCCGCCCTCCATTTGCCATAGCCGAGCGTTGTGGCTGATCTGGTCTTCGGTTCCTGCCAACTGCATCGCGGCAGTTATCAGGCTGTTCAATCCGTGCATGTCTGCCCCCTGTGCCCAACAACCGCATCGAGCGGGACCGTGCGCGATGAGGCCGCCCGCCGGTGAATTCATGCGTTAATCATCAACCCCACGCGAATGATAGTCATCCAACGCATCTTACGGGATGCTTACTGGTAAAGCGTCAAGCCAAAATCTTCGCCGCGATCTGTCCCAAGTGCGCAGGCTCGAACATATCCAGCACGCCGGAACGATCCTTGGCCTGATGGTTGAAGTCCGCGCCGGTTTGCAGCCAGCGCGTCGGGTTTCCCTCGGCGTCCTTCTCGACCCGTAGGACAAAGCACTCGTCGAAGAAATACGGCAACGCCTGGGCCAGCTTAGCGCCAGGCATCGAGGGTCCGTAAAGGAATGATCCGGTCGCCTCGTCCTTCGCCTTTTCCATCTTGCTTGACATGAACACGTTGCGCCCCGGCAGGTCGCGGAATGCGCGGATCAGGTCTTGCATCTGTTCGGACAGAGCGCCGTAGGCTTGCCGGGGGTCTTTGCTGTTCTTCTTCTCGAAGTTCAGCACTTGCTCGGCAATCTCGGAAATCGAATCCAGACAGACCCATTGAAAGTCCTTTGCCTCGGCGGACTCCAGAACGAATTGGTACGCCTCATGCACGTCAGCAATGGACGAAACCTCGATTACCGGGATGTCGTGGCCCTTGAGGGACAACAGGCCGGCTTCCGCGCTGATGATGACGGTTGGCGCGTCGGTCGTGCCGCAGAGGGTTGTCTTTCCAGCGCCGGCACCGCCATAGACGCAGACCTTGATGCCGTTCGTCTTGGCCGCTTCGCGGGTGGTGGTGAGTTTGATCATGCTGCCTCCTGTTGGATACGTTCGACGGTAACGGACGCCGCTGCCGGCTTGGTGGTGAAGTATTTCGACGCCTCGGCAAGTTCCGGCGAGTTGAGTTCCTGCAATGCGCGCAGGTGCTTGGTGTTGATTTCGGCAGACCACTTGAACGTCGCCTGCACGTTGGCCGGCAGGGACTCCCATGCTGCGCCAAGGGTGGCGGCATCGACCTTGCGATTCAGCTTGCGGCTGACGGACACCTTGGCAAAATCGGTCTTGAAATAAGCGGTTTTATCATCGTCGCCAGGGATTGCGGCTGCAATCAGGTTGCCGATCTGACGGCGGCGAAGGATTGCGGCATCTTCTTCGTCCTTGGCGTCAAGCCAGGCTTGGGCCAGTTGATTGATGTTCATGTTATTCCTCGTCTTGGTGGTAGTAGGGAAAGTTGCAGGCTTCGTTGATGCCGTCAATGATGTCGGCGGCAGTCTCGTAATCGTCGCAGCGGTGTTTCAGCGCCAGGTCGCGGCAGATGCTCGACAAGGTGCCGAGGGCATTCACCACGCCGCCGAAGCGGTAGCGTTGCTGCTGCGTGATGTAATCAATGATTGCCGCCTCGAACTTGGCTTCGTTGGCGAGGCGTTCGGACTCGCTGGCGGCTTTGAGTTGGTCTTTCGTAAGCATGCGTTTGGCTCCTGTCGCCGTCTGCCCGGCGCGGCTCCCGGCGCGAAGTGGCGCGGGGTGATTGGAATTATCAGATAACAAATAAAGATTGTCAAGGGGTCTTGACAAAAATAATTCGTTTTATGATAATTTGCGAACCATGACGAAAGGAAGGCGATGAAAAAGCACAAGGAAATTTTGCAGGCACTGATTGACTCTGGCATGACGCAGCAGCAGATTGCCGATGCCATAGGCAAGTCGCAACCGTGGGTTGCCTCCGTTCTAGGCGGCGCTTACGAGGATATCAAGTGGCAGGCGGGCGTTGCGCTGCGGAAGCTGGCGGCAGAGCGTGGCGTTAGTGTATGAACAAGTCAATAAGGAGCTTGAAATGAGCGGAGAACTTAGCGGTATGATGATTTGCTGGAATCCCGGCGTCGAGGTAAAGGTAGGTAAGTGGCCCGATAAAACTGGATGGTCTGACAAATATCAAATGTCCTCCGGAGCGTGTTTGTCAGATGTTCAAAATATGGACAGAACACAAGCCAAGGCGTTTTGCTTCATTGAGGCCATGCATATCATTGTCAGGGACAAGTGCGACCCGCAGGAAGTGCATCGTGAGTTTTTGAAGATCAATGAATATCAGGATGGATGCGCGGCAGACATGCCAGGATATGGCGGCATCTGATGAAATTCGACTTTGATGCTTCGCAGGTAGAACCGCTTTATGACCTTGATTCCTACTTCAAGTCATTCGGAAAAATAGACTACCAGGCTGTAAATCAGGCGTTGCTAGGCAACGCATTGGACTATTTGCAGCAATGGCTTCCGGGAGGAAAAAAAGTAGGGAAGGAATACGTCTGCGCCGATCTTTTTGGCGGCAAGGGTGGATCTACTTCGATCAACCTTTCAACTGGGCAATGGTCTGACTTTGCTACAACGCATAAAGGCGGCGATTTGGTTTCCCTATACGCGGCCATTTTTGGACTGAAGATGCATGAAGCGGCTGTTGAAATTCTCGGCAGCAACGTACCCACAATTCCTTCTTTTGTGTCGATTGGTCGATTGCGCCGCCCGATTCCGGACGCCGTTGTTTTGCAGCGCAACTGGATACCAGTCCCACCTTGGGCAGAAAAGCATAGCTGCATCCATAGCAGATTTGGTGAGCCTAGCAGGATATGGCGCTACTGCAACGAAAAGGCGCAGACCATTGGATTGGTTGCCAGATATGATCCGCCAGAAATGCGGAAGCAGTTCATTCCTTGGACTCATACCGGAGTTGATTGGAAGCCAGGTGCATGGAGCGGTCTTTACCCCCTGTATGGGCTTGATCTGATATCTGCCAATCCAGAAAAAGCATTGCTCTTTGTAGAGGGCGAAAAGGCGGCAGATGCGGCCAGACAATTTGTCGGGGATGATTACATAGTGACAACGTGGCCGGGAGGTTCCCCGGCTGTTGAAAAGACCGATATCAGCTTTGCTATCGGGCGAAATGTATTGCTATGGCCGGATGCTGACGCTCCTGGGGTTGAGGCAATGGACAAATTACAGGGTATGCTTGACGGTAAAGCAAAAAGCGTCGAGGTATTAAGCGTAAAGGATTTCCCTGAAAAGTTCGATGCCGCAGACGCTCTGGCAGACGGATGGAACAAGGATCGATTCGACAAGTTCGTTTCTTCTCAGTTTTCGGCAAAGCAACAACCCTCGTCATGTGAGATCGTTGTGGAGCCAGCAGCCGAGAGAAAAGTGGCGAATATCTCCGCATACAAGCCGAACAAAATACCGCCACATTTGCTTAAAGTGCCAGGAATTTTGGGACGTGTTGTCGATTGGGGACTTTCAAACAGTCGGAAGCCACAGCCGGTGTATGCGGTTCAGTCCGCGCTGGCTCTTGGTTCGGTTGTTCTTGGGCGGAAATATGTAACATCTTCAGGAAATTGGCCTAGCCTGTACTTTGTTGTAATAGGGAAAACGGCAACCGGCAAGGAAATAGTCAAATGGATACCGGAAACCGTACTAGATGCGGCAGGATTCCATGAATTGATAGGGTATTCGCGTTATTCATCAGAAGCCGGGCTTGTTTCGTCATTGTTCGACAAGCCATGCCATATCACGGTAATGGATGAATTTGGAAAGGTGCTCGATAGCGCCAATTCCCCAAAAAACGTGATGGCCCGCGATCTTCTCAAGCAAATGATCGAAATATGGGGGCGATGCCACGGACGTGTAAATCCTGTCGGGTATGCGAATGCAGGCTTAACAAAGAACCAATCCGACGCGCTAAAGGAAAGGATCATCTACAACCCGGCATTGACATTTATCGGCATGACAACCCATGAAACCTTTTTCGATGCTCTTACCAATGGGGCTGTCGAAGATGGATTTCTAAACCGGCTTCTTGTGGTCGAGTGCCATGCAGACAGAACAACCAGCGCATTTGCTGCAGCAACTGAAGTCCCCGAGAATGTTGTTGCTTGGGTTCAGGAAATGCGGAAGGCTATCCCTGACGGTCTGCATGAAGCCTTGGATCAATCATCAGTCGCTAATATGAAAGCAAACCCGGTTGTTGTCCAGATCAACTCGGAAGCTATGGCTGAATTTGCTTTGTTTGATAGCCAGTGCGTCGATTTGATGAACGAGAACGACTCCATAGGAATGGCAGAGCTTTGGGGCCGGGCAAATGAAATGTCGATGCGGCTGGCGCTTATTGTCGCAAAGTCCTGCGAATCTTCAGAGGTTGAGGCCGAGCATGCCAGATGGTCAATCGACTATATCCGCTTTTGGACTCAGGAAATGGTCAGGCAGGCGATAGTTTCCATTTCTAACGGGGACACGGACGCGGCCATAAAGCAGGTAGAAAAGGTCTTGGCGAGCGCGCATCCTATCGACAACGGATGCACCGAACGGGAGCTTAGGAAGTTGTCTAGAAGGTTTGCAAAGCTAAATCCCCAGGTTCAGATGCACGTTTTGGAAAGGCTCCAAAGGGATGGGGTTGTTGAGTTCCATGAGCTTGTCGGGATGAACGGCAAAAAAAGGAAGGCGTGGATTTATGTCGGAGAGTAGCCAGCGGGGACAAAGCGCCGAAAAGATGTCGGCGGCTAAAACCCGCAATAGGAGCGGGTTTGATGGGCAAACGCCGACAAATTTCCTCTTCTATATAGTCCCTAGAAAAGAAACTTATAGATATAAGTAAGGAGAGAGAGATTTTGTCCCCGTATACTACTGTTTACCGCTTAACCACGCGGGTTCCAGCCGCCGACAAGTGCTGTCCCGCAGCGTCCCCGTTGTCCCCGGTGGATTTTTGGAAATGACCGAAGACCAAGAGCAAATGCGCGTAGTCGAATGGTGCCGAACGGCAGACTGGAAACGGAGCAATGCCGGATTACCTGAGTACGGCTTAGGGTTAATATTCCACATCCCGAACGGTGGCTGGCGATCCAAGTCCGAAGCTGCCCGACTCAAAGCGATGGGAGTCAAGGCCGGCGTGTCCGATCTTTTCCTTCCAATCCCTGTTGGCGAACTGCACGGACTTTGGATTGAGATGAAAGCGCCTGCCGGCGAAACGACCAAAGCCGGAACGGTGAGCAAGGAGCAAAGCAAGTGGCTCGAAATGATGGAGCTATCCGGCTATGGGGCTGCTGTGGCATTCGGAGCGGATGAAGCTATTTCGATAATCAAGGAGTACATGGGGATGGAGGATTCCGAAAATGAAGCAGCCTAACGCCGCATCCGGTTCCGGATGCCACGGATGCAAATTCACCAGCCAGCGGCTGACCTTCATCGGATGGAAAGCATTCTGCAAGCGGTTTCACTGTCTGCGGGACTTGCGCTGCATTGACTATCGGGGGAATGCCAATGCATGACACCATCCCACCAGAAGCCGACCGCCTGCTGACAATCTGGCGGCAATGGACGCTGGCAGACCCAGGAAGCGTCACCAAGGGCTTTCCTAGCCGCTCTGCTGGCTTTTTAGGTGGCGGGTATAGCCAGGACTTCGACGACATGGTGGAACGCGCTGACAAGCGCGTGGGGGCTATTGCAGACGCTATCCTGAACGAGATGGCGCGAACCGGGTACCAGTCGCAGGTTTTGGCGATCTGGAATCGCTATCTGGCAGCGGTTGTTAGGTCTGCGCCAGGCCAAGACCTGACCGATGGCTGTCAGGTTTTTCTGATCGAGGCGAAGCGGAGGGGGATTGCATAAAATGCTTGACACGGCAAAAAATATCTATATCATGGCAAATGGCTAGGGCGAGTTCGCCCAAAGATTTCGTAACACCTCCCGCCTGCACTCCTGGGAAGCGGTGCAGGCTTTCAGTCCCGCTTGATGGCGGGATTTTTTTATCTACCCGAACCCAACGGACGACAAAGGGGGACCATCATGGCCGCACGACTGAGGCCAAAACATCAGGATGATGTCAGGGCCAAAATTCAGACAACACAGCTTATAAACGTGTTGCAAAATCATGCGCTTAAACCTGGGAAAGCAGAATTTCCGGCAACCCGCATGAAAGCCATTGAAATTCTGCTTCGGAAAAGCTTGCCAGACCTTACGGCTATCGAGCTGACCGGAAAAGACGGTGGACCTGTTCAAATCATAGCATCGGCGCTTGATGAGTCCCTTTGAGCTAACCACAAAGCAGAAAGAGGCTCAGAAGGTTCTTGCTGGGCCGGCCAAGCATCTGATGTTGTTCGGCGGTAGCCGTAGCGGAAAGACCTTCCTTCTGACCCGTAACGTAGTATTCCGGGCATTGAAAGCCCCGAAGAGCCGCCACGCAATCTTGCGGTTTCGGTTCAACGCCATCAAATCGTCCGTGGTGATGGACACTTTTCCGAAGGTGATGCAGCTTGCCTTTCCCGGCATAAGTTACACGCTGTCGAAGACCGATTGGTATGCAGAGTTTGAGAATGGTAGCCAAATCTGGTTCGCCGGCCTGGATGACAAGGAACGAACCGAAAAAATCCTCGGCATGGAGTTCGCAACGATTTACCTGAACGAATGCAGCCAGATTCCGCAGAGTTCAAGGGACATTGCTGTAACCCGATTGGCGCAGCAAGTTACGCAGGTCATGGAAAACCGCGACGACAAGCCGCTTACGCCGCGCATGTACTACGATTGCAACCCGCCAAGCAAGGTGCATTGGTCGTATCGAATGTTCGTAGAGAAGCGCGACCCGGAGACAAAGCGCGGGTTCAGCAACCCGGAAGACTATGCCTGCTTCCAGATCAACCCGCATGACAACGCGGACAACATCAGCGCCGGATACCTTGACACGCTGAACAGTTTGAGCGCCAGGCTGCAAAAGCGGTTTCTTAAAGGCGAGTTTGCCGACGCAACGCCGAATGCGCTGTTCAAGGAAGAAGACCTTGACAAGTGGCGCGTGTTGGATGGTGTAGTTCCTGATTTTGTGCGCGTGGTCGTGTCTGTTGATCCATCAGGATCGGGAGATGTGGATAACGCGGACAATGACGCCATTGGAATCTGCGTGGTCGGGCTTGGAACGGATGGGAATGCCTACCTTGTTGAAGACTGCACGGTAAAGGCCGGCCCTGCAACATGGGGTAAGGTGGCGACCAGCGCCTACGACCGGCACGCCGCTGATGTGGTGGTTGGCGAAACGAACTACGGCGGAGCGATGGTGCAGCATACGATTCAGACTGCACGGCCTAGAACGCCATACAAGGCGGTCACGGCAACGCGGGGTAAGGTAGTACGCGCCGAACCTATTAGCGCCCTGTACGAGCAAGGGAAGGTTCGTCACGTTGGCGACTTTCACGAATTGGAAGATGAGCTTGTGGCTTTTTCGACCGTTGGCTATATGGGCGACCGATCGCCAAACCGTGCCGATGCGTTGATATGGGCATTGACTGAGTTATTCCCTGGCATGGTCAAGGCACCAAAGAAGGCACAGGCGAAAAAGGAACGTAGAGTAGTCTCAACCGGCTGGATGAACTGATCGAGGAAACGACATGGCCTGCAAATCCAAAGGCAAAAAGCCCCCACGCAAATGAGCGAGCCGAAAGACCAACTTCAGGAAGCGCGTGATCGCTTCTCCATCGCCAAGGGCGCATGGGACGATGATCGCCGCAGGTACGTCGAGGATTTGGCGTTCCTGAATGGCGACCATTGGCCGGAAGCGATCAAGAAGGTGCGCGAGGACTCGAATCGTCCGTGCCTGGTGGTGGATAAGTTGCAGCAGTACGTCCGTCAGGTAGTCAATGACAGCCGGCAGAATCGCCCTAGCATCAAGGTTCGCCCCGTTGATTCCGACGCCGACATCAAGACCGCCGAAGTCCTGCAAGGGCTTTGCCGGCATATCGAGGAACGCAGCAATGCGGACATCGCATACGATACGGCGCTCGAATGCGGCGTTAAGGGTGGCTTCGGCTTCGTCCGCATCCTGACCGAGTACGCGCACGAACGCACGTTCGACCAAGAGATTGCCATCAAGCGGATCCGCAACCCGCTGACCGTCTATATCGACCCCGACTGTCAGGAGCCGGACGCCTCCGACATGCAATGGGCGTTCGTGGTCGAGGAAATAGACGAGGCCGACTACAAGAAGCAGTACCCGAAATCGGATATATCCGACTGGACGAATGACGAGAAATACAAGGACTGGCACGGCGAGAAGAAAATCAGCGTTGCCGAGTATTGGGAAGTCTGCGAGGTCAAGAAAACCGTGCATCTGTTGGGCGATGGCTCAACCTGCACGGACGAGGAATATCAAGGCGCGATTGCCGAAGGCTTGATTCCACCGCCAATCGTGCAGTCCCGCGACATGCCGATGAAGTCCGTCAAGTGGTCGCGGATCAACGGCAAAGAGATCATCGAAGGCCCGGTCGAATGGAAGGGGCGCTATATCCCAATCGTGCCGGTATGGGGTAACGAAACCGATATCGACGGAAAGGTGATCCATACGTCGATGATCCACGCCAGCAAGGACGCGCAGCGACTGTACGATTTCAGCCGCAGCGCCTTTGCCGAGCGCGTTGCCCTGACGCCAAAATCGCCGTTCATTGCTGCTGCCGGTCAGGTCGAGGAATACGACACCGATTGGGAGCGTAGCAATACCGAGAACATTGCCGTTCTGAAGTACGACCCGATTGACGTCAACGGCACGCCGCTTCCGCCTCCGCGCCGCGAGCCTGGCGCTGACATTCCTGCCGGCTTCGCGCAGGATATGACGCTATCCGAGCATGACATTCAGTCCTCGCTCGGCATGTATAACGCCACGCTCGGCGCATCCAGCAACGAGAAGTCTGGCCGCGCCATCCTCGCCCGCCAGCGCGAGGGGGACATCACCAACTTCCACTACCACGACAACCTGGCGCGCTGTATCCGTCAGGTCGGGCGCATCGTGGTCGACCTCGCCCCGAAGATTTACGACTCCACGCGCATGGTGCGCATCCTCGGCATGGACGGCAAGGCCGATCAAGTGCAGCTTGATCCGACCAGCCCGCAAGCCTATGCAAAGATCGACGGCAAGGAGGTCTACAACATCGGCATGGGCGTCTATGACGTAGCCGTGAGCGCCGGGCCGTCCTACACCACGCGCCGGCAAGAGGCTGCGGAAGCGATGGTGCAGATGACGCAGGGCAACCCTGCCCTGTTCCCGCTGATTGGCGACCTGATGATCGGCTCGATGGATTGGCCGATGGCCGACGAGATCGCCAAGCGCCTGAAGTCGCTGCTACCGCCCGAGGTCAAGCAGGCCGAGCAAGAGGATAGCGAAGAATCGCCGGAAGTGCAGGCCATTGTCGCGCAGGCGCAGGAGGTTATCGCCCGCAAGGATGAAGCAATGCAGGGCGCGGTGGCAAAGATCGAGGAATTGAGCGCAGCCATCAAGGAATTGCAGACGACCAAGGAAATCGAGGCGCGCAAGGTTGATGTCGATGCCTTCAACGCCGAGACGAACCGTATCAAGGCTACGGCGGAAGCGATGACGCCGGAACAGGTGCAGGCGATTGTGCTGTCGATGCTGCAACAGCTTGCGACGACGCCGGATATTTCTCCCGGAACTGGACAGGATTACGACATGCCTATGGACATGCCGATGGAGCAACTGCCTGAACAGCCGATGATGTAACCAGTTTCTAAACCCACATGGGGACGACCATGAGCGAAGCAGCAGAAGCGCCCGTAGTAGAAGTTGAAGCCGAACAACCCGCAGCCGTGGTGGAGGAACAGAACACGGAAACGGCAGGACAAGCGGCCCCGCCACCCGCAGACGAGCCAAAGCCAGAAGACGAAGCGCAGCGCCGTTCCAAGTTTCAGCGACGAATCGACCGAAAGAACGAGGAAATCGCCCAAGCAAGGACGGAAGCCGAGACGCTACGTCGCCGGTTGGAAGCTCTGGAGCAGCAACGCAGTCCAGCGCCGTCTAATGATGCGCCGCCCCGCCTGGATCAGTTCGATTCATGGGACGAGTATCAACAGGCAAACGTCGCGTATGCGGCCAAGATTGCCCGCCAGGAACTCCGCAGGGAGATCGAAAGCGAGCGCGAAGCCGAACGTCAGAAGCAAGCCCGCGAAGCAGAGCATGCGACCGTCCAGACATGGAACGACCGCAAGGCAGCAGCAGCGGAGAAGTATGCCGATTTCGAGGAAGTCTTGAGCGATTCCGACGCTCCGATGACCCCGGATATGCGGCAGGCGATCATCGAGTCCGATATGGGCGCGGATATTGCCTACTGGCTTGCCAAGAACCCGACGAGGGCGAAAGAGATTGCGGGGATGTCTCCCGTTCGACAAATTGCGGCCATCGGGCGCGTTGAAGCGGAACTCAGCGTACCGAAGCCGAAAGTAACAACGCAAGCACCGCCACCGATCACGCCGGCAGGGAGCAAGGCGAAAGCCGAGCGCGACCCGAGCCAGATGACGGATGCGGAATTTGCGGCATGGCGGAAACGCCAGATAGCTCAACGTCGCTAACGCTGCGAAGCGCCGCGACACCCACAATCTAACGCCGAGAGGCGCTGAAAGGAAATACCATGAGCAATACTCTTTTGACTGTTGACATGATCACCCGCGAAGCATTGCGGGTGGCTCATGAGCAATGCCAGTTCATCAGCACAACCGACCGTCAGTACGACGATTCCTTCGCCAAGACCGGGGCCAAGATCGGCACCGCCCTGCGCGTGCGAAAGCCGAACCGCTTTACCGTAACGGAAGGTTCGCGCGTCATGGACGTGCAGGACATCGAAGAAACTGCCGGCACCATCACGGTTGCCACGCAGGATCACGTCGATATGCGCGTGAATTCCGCCGAACTCGCCATGAGCATCGACGATTTCAGCAAGACCAATATCGAGCCTGCCGTAAAGACGCTTGTGTCCGTGATCGAATCGAAGTATCTGGCGTTCGCTACCAAGGCGACGGCCAACTTCGCGGGATCGGATAACACCGCGATTTCCTCGCTGCTGGTCCCCGGGCAGGCACGTTCGCGCCTGAATCAGAACCTCGCGCCGAAGGGCAATCGTTACGTGCAGATGGACTCGCTGACGATGGCCGGCCTGGTCAATGGTATGTCCGCGTACTTCAACCCGGCTACCGCTGTTGGCGATCAGTTCAAGGAAGGACTGGTGGCGCGCACAGCGATGGCCGACTACTACGAAAACGAACGCGTCTGGACGATGCAGAACTCGACCGACGTAGCCTTCGCGCTGGACACCTACACCGTGACCGAAGGCGATGCCGACCTGACCGTGACTTCGTGGGCGACTCCGACCGCTGGTATGGTCTTCACCCTGGCTGGCGTCTATGACGTGCATCCGGAAACCAAGCAGACGCTGCCGAGCCTCAAGTGCTTCACCGTGCTTGCCGGTTCGACAGCCACTAACCTGCTGATTTCCCCGGCGATCTACTCGTCCGCATCGGGTGCAAAGCAGAACGTGTCGGCTCTGCCATCGACTACGGCTGTCGGTACGTGCTTCGGCACCGCATCGAAGAACTACGTCAGTCCGCTGATGTACCACAAGGAAGCGTTCCAGTTCGTCACGGCTGACCTGCCGCTGATGGCCGGCGCTGAAAAGTGCGTGCGCCGCGTGCAAGACGGGATTTCGATGCGTGTCTGGCAAGACGGCGACATCCGCAACGACGAACTCCTGATGCGTATCGACATCCTGTACGGGTATGCCGCGCTGCGTCCTGAGTGGGCTTGCCGCATGATGGGCGCTTACACGGTCTGACCAACAGGGGCCGGGTGATTCCGGCCCCGTTCAACTTCAAGGAGAAACAACATGGCTACATACGAACGTCTGGACTACGGCTCTGCCGATGGTTGCCAAATTGGCGGCGCTGCTTCCGACAAGGTTGGCTTTTACGGAAAAGTTCCGGTGATTCAGCGCCCGTATTCGAGCGCGGTCCACGCCACTTCCGGCATGGCCTCGTCCGCGTCCTTCGGCGCTACCCAACTGGCGATTGTGGTTGAGATCGCCAACACGCTGGTAGGTTTAGGAATTTGGGCGACTGCTTAACCCACAAGGTGCGGATAGGGTAGCCCCCGAACGGCGAGTCACAGCCCTCGCCTTCCGCACCTTCCTTAACGCTGGTCCTTTGCTGGAGGATTGAAATGAGCAAGAAAGTCGTTTTCTGCATTCCCACCGTCACGCGGCCCTATCAGGTGTTGCTTGACAGCATCGAGGCAGCGGTCCCGTTGCTGGATGCCGCAGGGTATGAGCATTTCATGGTGTCAGAAGTCGGTTGCCCGTATATTTCGAGCGCCCGAGCCACGATGCTACGCAAGGCGCTGGACGCGAAGGCCGATCAGATTGTGTTTCTCGACCATGATCTATCGTTCCCGCCCGAAGATTTGCTGAAGCTGCTGGACACCGAAGGAGATGTTGTTTCCGGAACGTACCGATTCAAGCGCGAACCCGAAGAATACATGGGGGCGCTGCTGCCGGATGTGCAAGGAAACCCGCAAGTGCGTGCGGATGGCTGCGTCAAGGCTCATTCGATTCCTGCCGGGTTCCTGAAGGTTACGCGGAATGCCGTCAATCGCTTCATTCGGCATTTCCCGGAGCTTTGTTACGGCGACTACTGCAACCCGCATGTTGACCTGTTCAACCACGGCGCGCATGGGCATATCTGGTACGGCGAGGACTATGCTTTCTCGCGGCGCTGGATCGAATTGGGCGGAGAGATTTGGGTGATACCGACGCTGAAGATTACGCATCACCTTGCGGACGGGACGAGTTACCCCGGCGATTTCCATGATTACCTGCTGCGTCAGCCGGGTGGGTCCAAAGCATGAAAATCCTGCACGTAGGGTGCGGCGATGAAAAACTGCCGGATTTCTTCGGGCCTGGACCGCATGAGGAAGTGCGGCTTGATGCCAGTCCGGAGTTCAACCCGGACATTGTGGCGGACATGACCAAGCTCGGCGACATTGGCAAGTTTGATGGCGTCTATTCCTGCCATTCGCTTGAGCATGTGGCGATATGGGAGGTCTATGAAGTCCTGACCGGGTTCAAGCGCGTGCTGAATCCTGGCGGCTTTGTGCTTGTGATCGTCCCTGACCTTGAGGGAGTATTGCCAAATGGGGATGTCGTTTATCACTGTGATACTGGTCCTATCACTGGCCTGGATATGTATTACGGACACGCCGGATCGGTTCAAATGAGTCCGTGGATGCAGCACAAGTGCGGATTCACTTCGGAAACGCTCGAAGGGGCGTTGAAGAATGCTGGATTCACTATCGTGGAAACCAAGCGGCTACAATCGCACCATTCGGTTATGGGCGTCGGAAAACTCAAAGGAGAAACCAATTGAAAGCCAAATTCACCAAAGACGGCCAGACGTTTGAATGCGTTGCCAGCGAAGCCAACATCAACCATTTGCAGCGTGCGGGGTGGGTGCGGGTGGCTGATACCATCACCAAGGCGGCGGAACCTGAGCCGGATGCGGTAGCGGAACCAGAACCCGACAAACCACGTCGCGGGCGTCCTCCGAAGGCTGAGTAAGCATGGCAACAGCACAGACCATCATCGACCGCGCCCTGCGTCTGATTGGCGCGATTGAGTCCGGCGAATCTGGCACGGCGGCGGAATCGGCTGACGGCCTGATCGCGCTGAATGCCATGCTCGATTCGTGGTCGAATCAGAGGTTGATGGCCTATGCCATGCAGACAGTAAGCAAGGCGATGGTTGCCGGCGATGCGTCCTATAGCATTGTGTCTGCCGGCGACTTCAACACCGCGCGCCCGGTCAAGGTGCAGCGTGCCTACATGACAATTGACGATTTCGACTTCCCCGTCGAAGTGATCGAAGAAGCGGAGTGGTACGCCATCGGCGACAAGACTGTCACAAGCGATCTGGTCGAAAAGGTCTGGTACAACCCGACCGTGGCAAGCTCCACCGGCACTATCAACGTCTGGCCGGTTCCTTCGACCACAAACACCCTCACGCTGGTGCTGTGGGTGCCGCTGACGGCCTTGGCATCCCTGGCGACTACCGTAACCCTGCCGAACGGATGGGAACGCGCCATGGCCTATAACCTGGCCGTTGAGATTGCGCCGGAGTACGGCAAAGAGGCATCGGCTACTGTTCAGAAGGTTGCGCGGGATTCCCTGGCCGCAATCAAGCGCCGAAACTCCCCGACCATCATGCTGACCAGCGAACTGCCGGCGCTGTTGAATGCCGGGCATCAGGCGCGGAATATCTTTACGGGGTGATATGCGCCTCCCCCTCCCCCCCGTAATCGACAGCCGCGACGGAACTACAGCAAAGGATGCGCTTGTCCGCAACCTGCTGAAGGAAACCGACGAGGGGACGGAATTGCTCTGCTTGCGTCCAGGCTTGGCCGCGATCAGCGGCAACACCGGCAACGGTAACGGACTAGTCGACTTCGACGGCGTGCTGATTTCGGTATTCGGCACCGTTCTCGGATACGGGGCAACTCCTGCCAGTGCTGGCGCGGTTGTGGCCGGAACTTACGATTTCAGTCAGGGTACGCTGTGAGGCTTTCCGTCCTGCCGAACATCAGCACCAAGGACGGCACGAGCAACAAGAACGCTCGCCTGACCAACATGCTGAAGGTGTCCGGGCCGAAGGACATTGCGGAGATTCGACCGGGGCTTGTTGATGCCGCGACAAGCACAGGGAATGCTGGCGGTCTTGTTTCATTCAATGGCGAGTTGATTTCAATTTATGGAACGACATTGGGAACCGATCCGATCCCTGCCGTCGAAGGTTGGGTGGTTTTCAACAACACCATGAACAGTCAGGGGCAGGACATTTGCTATGGGAATAGCAAATTTTATCTGATGGATATTGGTGGGTATTTTTTTACCACAACAGACCTGACCGACGTTGTAGAAAAAACCCAAACAACAGCCCCCATCATTACCGGTCGAGTCTTGGCGGCTGGTGGGGGGCTAGTCTGCAATATCCCCGGAACGAACGACTCGGGTGGGGCAACGGTTTATTGGTCTGATGACGATGGAGCAACATGGAACGAAGAAATTGATGCTCTTGGCAGCGGGGTTCTCGACGGGTTTCCGGAAAATCTTACCGTTTTTTATACCGGGTCACGGTTTTATGCTTCTGTCACAGATCAATCTGCCGACTGTACCTCATGGGCTTCATCGGATTGCATTAGTTGGACACAAGAGTCAGGCGTTTTCTACGATTCAGATTACGCAAAAAGTTTCTGCTCTGGTCTTGGGTATCTCTACGCAATAACAACAGTTGGCGCTTGCACTTACTCAACAGACGATGGTGCGACATGGACGGAACATCCAACCCTTACCGCATCTAAAGATGTTGGCGGCATGGTTTTGTCCAATGGAACACTGGTTGCCTTTGGGGACATCGGCGGGGTTCCGTACATATACCGATCAACAGATGGAATTACTTTTAGCGAATCCGCATTCCCGTTTGTGTTCAACGGTTCCCCGTTGATTATTTCCGTCATATCCGGAGCGGTTGTGATAACTGATTCTGGAGGGTTTTATTACACCTCAACCGACGACGGAGCCTCATGGGATACGAACTTAGACTCAAGTGGATATTTGAAGTTGAGAAGTGCCTACGGTGGGGGGTATACGATAACAATGGACACCTCGGACAACGTGGACTATTCCGCAGCAATCCTTGGCGCTGCAACTCCAGGGACTATCCCACCACTGACCACAATCGCAACAGGTAAATACGACTTCGCGCAGAGTGTGATATGAGCCAACTATTCTTAAAAACGAAAACGGTCGGCTATTACATGACACTGAACGCGAACCAGTTGCTGTACTCGCAACTGTTCTCGAATGCGGCATGGGTCAAGACGAATTGCACGCTGACAGCGGGGCAGACCGACCCGAATGCGGGAACGGAAGCCTTCACGCTGACCGCTACGGGTGCGAATGCGACCATGCTGCAATCTGTTGTCCTGACCGATGGGACGCTGAATCGCACGTTGTCGATCTACCTGAAGCGCAAGACCGGAACGGGAGCCATATCCATCACGGTGGATG